CTATATGACGAGAAGCCTAACAACAGCGATAAAAAACGCACTAGCGACTAATGATATTAGACCTATTCACTTACTTACAATTAATTTTAGTACTCCTGTCAATATTACTGATTGTTCTTTTTCTTTAACTTCTTCTGTTTCAGGCTCTAGTGTTACCTATAATCCGTCAGATTTTATAATTGGTGTCTCAGATTTTACAGAAGAAATAGATATAACTAAATCTACTTTATCAATATCTTTATCTGGTGCTGATCAAACATTTATTTCAACAGTATTAAACGAAAATGTAACTAATGATGAAGTAACTATATTTAGAGGTTTATTAGATACTAATAATAGTATTATTGCTGACCCCTTTATGCTTTACAAAGGAAATATTGAATCCTTTGCCATAAATGAAAACACAAACTCAAGCATTGTTAATCTAACAGTAGTTTCTCATTGGGCTGACTTTGAAAAAAAAAATGGTCGTAAAACAAACAACACATCACAACAAAGATTTTTTAGCACAGATATTGGTATGGATTTTTCATCAGAAACAGTACAAGATGTTAAGTGGGGTAGAGAATAATGTTTAAATGGTTTGAAAAATTACTAATCAAATTAGCAAAGAAAATTTTAAACAAACACGCACCCAAAGGAGAGTTCCTTGCTTATATAAATAAACGAGAAGAAAAACTTTTAAAACAATATGGTGGTGCTGGATTAGAAATAAAGAAAACAGGAATTAAATCTTTCTTTTTTACTGCATTAATTTCGGCAGCAGTTAGTTATTTTGTAAAAAATAAAGTTGTCGCATTAATTACAACTTTAGCAATAGCATGGTTGTTTAGACCAAAAGTTCCTGAGATACCTGATTTTGGACTTAACGAAGCAGATGATTTTGAAACAGGAGTTCTTTTAAACAAACAATCTAACGACTCTAATATTCCTGTAATATATGGAGAAAGATTAGTTGGTGGTACACGTGTTTTTTTAGATTCTGGTGGTGGCAATACAAACCAATATCTTTATATGGCTATCGTAATGGCAGAGGGAGAAATCAACTCAATTGAAGAAATAAAAATAGATGATAAGGCTGTTACTTGGGCAAGTGCATTATCAGATGGTGCAGAGGTAGAGGTAAATAGTTCAGATAGTAATTTTTATAAAGCTGACCCAAATGAAGAAGGCTCAAGTGCAGAAAGTTTAATTAGAGTAGAGCCTCACTTTGGAACTGATGGACAATCTGCTTCAGGAATATTATCAGCACTATCAAATTGGGGAAGTAATCATAAGCTATCTGGTCTTTGTTATTTGGCATTAAGGTTTAAATGGAATCAAGATGCGTTTAGTGGAATCCCAAAAGTACAAGCTAGAATAAAAGGTAAAAAAGTTAAAACTTATAATTCAAGTTTAGTAGAGCAATCTGCAAGTTATCAAACTAATCCAGCTTGGTGCTTATTAGATTATTTAACAAACGAAAGATATGGAAAAGGACTATCAATTAATGAAATAGATTTACAATCTTTTTATGATGCCTCAGTTGTTTGTGAAACTCAAGTAACACCATATTCTGGAAGTAGTGATATAAACATATTTGATACTAATGCAGTTATAGATACTTCTAAAAAATTATTAGAAAATGTAAGAGAACTTTTAAAAGGTTGTAGAGGCTATCTACCATACACACAAGGTAAATATAATTTAATTATTGAAACAACTGGAAGTGCCTCAATAACACTAACAGAAGATGATATTATTGGTGGTTATACGTTACAAACACCAGCAAAAAATGAAAAGTATAATAGAGTTATAGTTAGCTATGTAAATCCAGATCGTAATTATCAAGTTGATGAAGTACAATTTCCACCAATTGATGATAGTGGATTACCTAGTGCAGATCGCCATGCAACTATGAAAGCTGATGATGGTGGATTCTTACTTGAGGGAAGATTTGATTTTGGCAAAGTTGTAACAAATACTTATCAAGCAGAAGAAATGGCAGAAGTAATTTTGAGAAGAACAAGAGATTCTATAAGATTGTCAGTTAATGTTTCTTTTAGTGCTTACGATTTAGCTATTGGAGATATTGTAAATATAACGCATAGTTCAATTGGTTTTAGTGCCAAACCTTTTAGGGTTTTATCTATAAGATTTAATCGTGATTTTACAATTGGTTTAGATTTAGTAGAGCATCAAGATTCACACTTCACGTGGGCGACAAAAGTTCAAGCACCTACAGTACCAGCTACTAATCTTCCTAATCCATTTACTATCCAACCACCAGCAAGTGTTTCACTAGATGATACTTTAGTTGAATATAATGATGGAACTGTAATTGTAGCTTTAGATGTATCTATAGGTGCTTCTCCAGATAAATTTATTGATTATTATCAAGTTGAATACAAGTTAAGTACAGATTCAGATTTTATTATTTATGCTCAAGGTTCTGGATTAAATCATAGAGTTTTAAATGTTGTTGACCAAAAAGTGTATGATGTAAGAGTTAAAGCTGTAAATAGTTTAGGCGTATCATCAACTTATGTATCAGCACAAAGAACAATCGTAGGTGCTATTGAGCCACCATCTGATATTAATGATTTTTCTTGTAATATTGTTGGAACAAATGCACATTTAAGTTGGACACAGATACCAGATTTAGATTTAGCTTTTTATCAAATTAGGTTTAGTGAAGAAACAGATGGAACTGCTGATTGGCAGAACTCAGTTAATTTAGTTACAAAAGTGTCAAGACCAGCAACTTCAATAACTGTACCAGCTAGGGCTGGAACTTATCTAATCAAAGCAGTTGATAAACTTGGTAACTTTAGTTCCAACGCAACATCTATTATTTCTAATGTAACCGATGTTATTAATCATAATGCAGTTGCAACACAATCAGAACACCCTAGCTTTGCTGGAACTTTAACAAATACAGTAATTTCAGATGATGCTATTGAATTAGATTCATCAGAACTTTTTGATTCAGCTAGTGGAGATTTTGATGATGAAACAACTAGATTTTTTGATTCTGGTGTTTCTAATTCTGATTTTCAATCAAGTGGTAATTATCAATTTGCAAATGTTATTGATATAGGTGCAAAACATACTGCTAGAATTACTGCAACTCTTACACAAACTTCAAGAAACCCAGATGACTTATTTGATAATAGATCAGGATTATTTGATTCTGCATCTTCTAACTTTGACGGAGATACACCAGCAAACTGTGATGCACATTTAGAAATATCAACAAGTGATGATAATTCTACATACACAGCTTTTCAAGGTTTTGTAATAGGAAATTATACTGCTAGATACTTTAAATTTAGAGTTGTTTTAACTTCAACAGATGGTGCTTCTACTCCTGTTGTATCAGCAGTAACAGTTACAATTGATATGCCTGATAGAATATTTAGTGGAAATGATATAGTATCTGGTGCTGGAACTAAAACAGTAACATTTACAAACCCATACAAATCTGTTAATTATGCAGTTGGTATTACAGGAGAAAACATGGCTACAGGAGATTTCTTCACAGTATCTAATAAAACAATTAATGGCTTTGATGTTTTATTTAAAAATTCAAGTGGAACAAATATATCAAGAACCTTTGATTTTATTGCAAAAGGATTTTAAAAGGAGTATAAGAAATTATGGCACAACATGACATGAATATTGCTAACCAATCTTTCCCTAGTTTTAGGACAGATTTAAACAATTCACTTTCAGCAATCAATTCTATGCACTCTGGAACATCAAGACCAAGTGGTGCTGTTGCTGGTACTCTTTGGTTAGATACAACTAACTCTGGTTCAAACAGTTTAGAAATTAAATTTTTTGATGGTTCAGATGATATAACTTTTGCTACAGTTAATACATCAGCAAATACTATTAACTTTTCAGATTCAGCAACTGATTTACTTTCAGATACCACTCCACAATTAGGTGGCGATTTAGATGTTAATGGAAATGCTTTTGTATCTACATCAAATGGCGATATTAACTTTACCCCAAATGGAACAGGAAAGATTAAGTTTAATGATCTAGCTTATATACCTCAACAAGCATTAACTTCATCATCAAACGCAGTAGCTTGGGACGTACAAGCTAAACCAAACGCATATCATCTAACAACAGAAAACACTACTTTCTCTGCACCTACTAATTCTG